TTACACTCTCTTAGCGAAGGTTGAATTGCTCTGTTTAATGCAAATCCACCCTGAAGGTCCTCTGCCCCATACTTCACTACCCGTAGTCTTGACCTCTGACACCGTAACTCGCGTACCGTTAGCAAGACCATTGCCTTTCCAATGCTTTTGAGCATCAGCGGTGACTTCGCTCTTAGTCTTTGCACGATAGTTAGTACCAGGGCCAGTGCGCACATAAAGATACGTTGATACCTGCACCTGATAGGTGCCAGTCTGATAACCCTCAGCAGGCTTTGTTGCGGCAGGCTTTTTAACGTCAAGTTTGATGTTGACGATTCGCCTTACTGCTTCAGGGTCATACCCTGCTGCTTTAAGCTTTTGAGAGCGTTCGGGATCGTTTCCCCATTTTCCGTCGATGACCTCATTGGCGATCTGCTCTAACTTTGAGTCAGTGCCTGTAAGAGGTTGATTCGTGGCATCAGCAGACCAGGCTGGGCGTACAAAGCCCATGATGTACCAAGATGAACCCTCAGTACCTAGCTCACGAGTACGGCGCATAACAGCGCCACCATTGTCATTAGAGGTAATAGAGGTATTGCCTTCGATCGTCTGATACTTGGTACCTGATAGAACCTTTTCAACGAGGCCAACATGACATGCCGTCCCACACCTACCAAAGACAGCCTGATCGCCTGGCTGACCTCCCTGTGAACGTGTGCGCCATTGTCCGTTTGCTTTCGCCCAGGAGACAATGCTAGGACAATATCTGAAGCGCCCCTCATCCTTTGTGAACGACCACACCTTATGGATCGGATATGCATTGCCGGTAGAAAAGCAGGCGCACCATGGCTGGCCTTGGTAGTTCGCACCACAACACTCACGGTAGTAATCCCAGTATTTGACTCGGTTTGACCCCGCTGGGCTTTCCTTAGTGCCGATTTGGGACGCTGCCCAGGTAAGAACTTCTCTAGCAGTTCCCACATCAATCACCAAAATCTGGTTCGGGGGTCTGGTCGGGGATGTCCTCGATGTCCGTAACTTCGTTTGACGGCATACCTTCGAGTTCCTCTGTTTCGTTACTCATTGGAGTCACCAACCTTCCCGCCCTTGCCAATAGCGGACTGGATTGGTGCGAGAACAGCCATCACAGTCGGGATAACAAGAATCGTGACGATCTCTGGTGCTCCTGAAATACTTGTGAGGCAAGCTACTCCAACGCCGATAACACCTTGAGCAACACTTCGTTGAAAACGCGCTGCATCTGTGTCGCGTGCGCACCAGTCGATAAAACGTTCAGTGATGGTGCGGGTCTCCCCGCTTGCGTGTTGTGCCATTGTTTACTCCTTTTCGTGTGCTATATCGATACCGGCGCGATCAAGACGATTGTGTGCAGCGTCGGCTCGTTCCTGCGCGTGAAGCGCGATCTGCCGCACTTCGTTGATCTCGGTCTTGTTTCTTCGACCATCGGCCTTGATGTCTTTGAGGTCGTTGATCATGAAGTCGAGCTTGGTGATGACCTCTGCATCTTGAGCAGCATCATTAGAGATGTCATGCTTTCCGCCGCGAATATAAGTCGCTAAAGCGATGAATGCTGACATGACAGCGATCGTTACCGAGACAGCTGTTGCAATTTCTGGGGGCATATCGCTCCTTTCTGGACAATAAAAAGCACCCCGTAGGGTGCTTTGAAGCGAACAATGCGAAACTCTAGCTATTCCTTAGATAAAGTATGGTCGCAACTCCTGGGCTGCCCGAAAATGCAGTGCTTGCGCGATTGAGAAAATCAGTGCGAAGTCTGGTGTTGTTATTTTCAAGGCCCCAGTACATCGTGTGGAAATTCATGCCGATTTTCATCCCCACAACGCCTACAGCCTTGTATCCAGCGATCGCGGGAATGTCAGTACGCACTAGATTTCCATTGTTTGCGGCAATTTCGGTACTGGAAATGGAGACTTCTTGCGTCAGGAAAATAGAGTCCATACGCTCCAGAAACTGGCGCAAAAGCTGGTTGTGAAGTGCGAGTTCGTTTTCAACGCGCTGAGCCCAAGCGGGCAGATCTGTGCGATTTTCGTCAGTTGTGTCCTGGATGGTGGTAGCCTCGTAAGGCTCGATTGATGTGATGGCTTCTTGCTGTGTCATTATTCTGACTCCTGCGCCATCAAAGCCTCGACCGCTACACGACGATGTGCTGGCACATCGTCAAGGGTCATTTCCCCGCGTTGAATTTTGATCAAATAGATCCAAGCCATTTTATTCTCCCTTCACTTCAGCGATGGCCATATCAAGGTCAATCATCGCATTCATCATCATTGCGATCTGCTCGTCAAATTCGATCAAAGTATCGGGGAGCACATCGATGATCTGCTTACGTTGCTCGTTTGTTGTGGCTTCAGCGGCCGCAGCAGCTTCCGCCTCGGCTCGTTCAGCTGCTTCTGCCTCTGCCTGAGCTTCACGCTCAGCAAGCTCTTCATCCGTATAAGGCACGTATTCCTGCCACTTCTTCGTTTCCTCATAAGCAGGACGCGGGAATACCGCCGGGGTGATAATCCGCTCATAAAGCCCTGGGGCTTTCTCAACGAGCTTTTCTCCCGCAGGCTTCGCCTTAATCGCAGGATGCTTGATGACCTCTTCGCGATCGACCAAATGGCCAAGGGTTAAATCTGGGTTCTCAATGACTTCGCCGTCACTATTCAGAATCATTTGAGCCTCCGTTCGTCTCGGGCGTTGCTGGCGTGGTAGCTTCGGCATTAGAAAGCTTGGTGTACACGTAGTCACCGTTGAAATTGTGGTAACTCTCTTCGACCCATGTACCGCCGTAGAGCGTTTGGGGTTGTAGCGGAGTCGCTGAGACGATTCTCGTCCCTACAGGGATATTGTCTGGCTTGAGCTTTTCAAGCTCTGCCCGGGCATACTCGTCCCCGTATTTGAAGACGTTGCCGGCTGAGTCGGTGCCCTGCGTGAATGTGTAAATTTCCGACATCCTCTCTCCTATCCTAGAATCGGTGCATCAAGCACGAGTTTTCCGTTTACTATGGTTGCGCCGTTATAGACGGGCATACCATTCGTGATGGTAAGTTTGCCCGTGCCGAAGTGTAGGCAGTTGCCAAGCGCTAGATAAGGCACTTCAGGGTGGAGCGTTCCTAACACATGGATGGCGCGCTTGCATTGCTCCATATCTGCGTTGTATTCAGCTGCCAATTCTTCGAGCCTTATTTTCACCAGATCTTCGATCGCGGCCATTTTGCCGTACATAGAATAAAAGCGACCTTCTCGGTCGCTTTCTGCCTTGCTGCGCGCCTTTTCAGCTGCTGCACGCTTAGCTTCTGCAGCCTTACGTGCATCCTCGTTTGCCTTTTCGTCATCGATGAGCTTTTTGGCCTGATCGTGATAGCTCTTCGTCTCCTCGCAGAGAAAGATCATTGGATCAGGAATGCCAACGGTTCGCCTGTCAACGAATTGATCAACCATGCTCCCTCCTTAAACAATCTGGTAATGTCCCCACCCCAGAAGCTCTTTTTGCCCATGCGGTGATGTTCCGAATATGCGCCACTCACCATTTGAGTAGATCTTAAAGCTGTCGCCAGTGAACGCATCGGCTGGTATGACCACAACGGCAGCGCCGCAGCTATAACCAGCTCCTTGGGCCCTGTATACAACCTCCATATTTCCGAAAGAAGCACATGATAGTTCAAGCTCGATCTTCCATTTGCTCAGATCGACAGGAGCGAAACCGTTGCCGTCTCGTTTATCCTCTTTCCATTGGACACCAACCCGCTCGTAGCTCCCACGATGAAACAAGAAGTCTCCGCGACCTACATTCATTGCAATTACCGTCATGTGCCCTCGATTCTCTTGTAAGCGTAAATCTGACCGCCTGGTATGTTCAGCGAGCAAAGAATGATCCACCCTTCAGGCGGTGAGCTATCCATGCTAAACCTGACCTCTTCAGGGATTGCTTGCACAGCGGCTTTCGCTTCGTCTGCAGCTTTCTTTGCTTCTGTAGCTTTTTCAGTCGTTGAATTGACTTGCGAACCTGTCGGCCTACTGAGGTCGTTTACCGCCCTACGTGCTTTCTTGTTCGCCCGCCTGATGACCGAGAAATCATCTAAAGTGCCTGGTTTGTATGCCATTTCATTCATCGCCTCTCTTTGCATTGAAGCGTAAGCATTGATGTTTTGCTACTTCCTGACACATCGACCACTTTTAGATGCAGTACATCATCGCTCTTAGTCCCGTATCGGACATCAGCATGGTCTCCAACGTGCACGTTATACCTATCGCCATCTGCAAGGATGCCGTAGGTGCGCTGCTGCCCAGATCCCTCTTTGACATCAGCTTTCACGTACCCTTGCAAGGTGCCGAGCTCTGAAACACTTGAATGCTCGGTATTGGCTATCTGCAGAACAGGGAATCCATCGGCAGGTGCTTTTGTGTAACGAGCTACCAGTAACTTGTCGTTGTCACGACCGCCAGTGGCAAAAGACTGGCAACACGCAGCGGCGCCATCAGCGTCACCATCACCAAGGATTACCCCTGAGCCTGGTACAAGAACATTCCATTTCCAACTATTGTCGATTATCTCTCCGTCATCTGCAGAGGTCTTCTGCTTGAACCTAATGGCTCCAGTAGCAGTAATAAAAGCATCGAAACGAAATTCAGGAGCATCTTCAAGATTGCCAATGTCGATAATCCTGTCTGCAACTGTGGCGAGATCATAGCTGTTGTAAGTGCGTTCGTGATTGCCGCCCGTAAGAACAGCGACATCAACGGGCAGCGTTCCCCATTTCAGGGTCTCTGATACAAGCTTTGAAATGAGGTCGCTATACGATCCTTTGATCTTTAGTGGCCAATTCCCGCTTGGGTGATCTTCGTCAACCTTGACGTTTCCGTCTTTCCAAGATGAGCTGAGCGCGTGATTAAGCACTAGGCGCTTTTCAAGCACAGTCATGAAATCGCCGCCCTTGACAGCCCAGCATCCCTTAGCACGAGAGAACATCGCATGATCGACATATCCAGCATGAATGACCTTCGAACCGTCTCTGATGACTATGATGCACTTATAAGGCTCCAACAGCCAGCCGAGTGACGCACCAGGGTCTCTTGCGCTAACAGCGAAATCACCTATTGAGTTGATCGACTGCTGCCAGTTGAATGATTCTTCATTCAGCCTTCTAAGATGTGCCCCTGTTACTGCATGATGCGCGTGAACTGTTCTCATCGCTACCTCCATGCAGGTCTAACGATGACGCTAAGGTCTCCGTCTGTGCTCACTGTTAGCTTTGTTTTTCCAGGAGGTATCTCGAAAGCGTTGTCCATCGAAATAGACCCGCTCGATACAGACATATCGCGAAAGTCGATCGTAAGGCCGTTCGCGCTTCCACTCCACTTAACCTGTTGGCTACCATGGCCAATCGTGAGATTGTGCACTGCGCCATCAACCTTGACAATGGGCCACGTTGGCGCATTACCCTCGTTGATAACTTCTACCTGACCATTCTTCGGCCTGAACTTGTGCGCTTCTCCGTATTTTTTCGGATCGGGGCAAGTGACGATGAGCGAGAACTGCACTACACGATCGCCATCCATCAAGACGGGATCAGGATCATCAGATACAAACCCCTCGCACTCCCTCGATCCGCCAGGTTCTTCTCCTTTTACCACCACATTCTTGAACATGATGGATAAGAGCCTGTCTCGAAATCGAGCAGCATCAAGGGAAGAATTGAACCGTCCTATGCCATGAAGCGTTATCGAGCGGGCACCTTGCGTAAGCGAACTAGGCGGGTAATCCCCATCGCTTAAAGTTCGCTCTAACACATCTTCGCGTGGCGCAGGAGATCCGAACCATCCTTCTACCCCGCCTTCGAGTAGAAAAACGCCTATGCTGTCTCCGTTTGGTGGCGATGCGAGAATAATAGCTTCTCCTTCGCCGTCATAAACAACGAACCGCATGCCACCTCCTAGAATCCGCGGGTACGGCGCTCACGCGCTGCGACTATTGCGCATACTCGTTCAGCGTCGGATGAATAGATATTGAATGTTTGATTGATGCTCTTCGATGCCGATAGCCTTTCATTGACACCCTCAGCGATGACATCAGCAAAAGGCTTGGAGTATTTGCGATTAGTGAGCGGTACGATCGCCTCTGCTCCAGCCTCACCTGCGATGTCTTGAGGGCTAATCATGGTTGGTTTTGTTACGATCGCACCGTCGGCATGGTAACGGATGCCTCCAGCCGCATTGCCGCGAAGAAGAGCACCGATCGCACTTCCAGCAAAATTGATCACCGCATTAGCAGCATGATTCGCAAGCTTCAGGTTGTTCCAAGCATTAGCATCAGCAAGCGCGCTTTTAAGGTTTCCACCCACTGATGCGTTACCGGTCAAGTTATTCAGCTTGGATCCGTTCCATTCGACGACATGACCTTGCGCATCCATAAGGCGAATATCATCAACAACAGCATTGCCGTTCTTGTCCTCAATCGTGGTTCCGTTCCATACGTAGACATGACCTTGCGCATCGAGAAGCGTTGTCTGGTCGATCGTGATGTTGCCATCTTTGTCAACAATAGGAGTATTGTTGTATGTCGCGATCGCCGCCGTCATAAGATCGAAGTCATATCCACACCTCTCGGCAAGAGCTGCAAAATTCTCCGTCCCCATGTCTTTGATGGTTTGAGTCGAGACTCCCGCTTCTGCAAGCTTCAGGCTAAAGTCATCGAGATCGATGCCGTTTAACGACTCAATCCCTGATAAGTCCATGCCATTGAGCGTGTCTGCGAGTTCTTTAGCGTTTCTGGCCAAGGTTTCTTTGTCTTGACTTATATAGATACCAACCCTGGACAGAGCATCAATGATTGACACCGCAGAACCATCGTAAGCATCAACGACTTGTTGCAGCTGATCATCACTGAGCTTTGCAAACTTCTCGGTATCAACGCCAAGAGCTTGTAGGTCTGTTTTCAGACCAGAAAGTGAATGGCCATTATCGCGAAGGGTGGCAAGCCAGATTGAGTTCGAATCAGCGAGCTTGTCAAAGCTATCGGCAGACTCATCGGCAGCCTTGCTCGTGTCGCCAAGCTGCTCTTCGATGTCCTTTGCGCCTTTTTTAGTGTTCTCCAGAGATCTGTTCAGCTCATCATATTTGTTTATAGCCCCGTCAAGATATGTTTTGTTCGCCTGTGTAGGGTCTTGATCGTAGATCTGCTGAAGACGTTGAACTTCTTTTCGCTGCTGAACTACTGCCTTGGTCTGATCATCGATCGCGTCATAGGTCTCTTGCAGGTTGTTTGTGAGAGCATTCGTTTTGATCTCGCGCTTTTTTGCCTCAACCAGATCATCAATGGACTTGGTAAGGTCTTGAACCTTTCCGTTTTGATCGGTGTATTTGCCATTTGCCACATCGGTAGCAGTGATGTTTAACCCTAGTTGTTCATTGACTTGCTGAATGGCCCATTTGAGACGACCTTGCGCATCGTTGCTAAGGTCAGTATTTCCTGCATATTGGGTGATAACGTCCCGTGCAGTATTGAGCGTGGCTATTTGGCTCTCTGCGGTCTTGTTCGTCTCTTGGATGTTCTCAGCATGAGCACTGATAGAGGCTGTGAGTTCTTCAATGCTCTTTTTTGAGCTGCCGGACGATGAACCAATGCCCGAAATGCGGGCATTGTAATTATCGAGCACCAACGTGTCCGAAAGAGCATCAGACAATCCAGTTGTAGCTAGCTTAAACTGCTCTTGCCGTTGATACGCTTCGTAGGCTTTCATGGCCAAAATGCCAGCAGCGGCACCTGCAAGACCAAGCGCGAAGCCGGTGGGATTAGCAACTGCTCCGGTCACCCTCAGCGATTCAGATAGGCTTCCTGCACCACCAGCAGCGAGTTCAAATGATTCTTTTAGCTGCTTGCCCTTGTTGATGATGCCAGGCAGATGGTTGCCAGCCGTCTGAAAGACCATGAGACCAGCACCAGCAGCTATCGCACTAGGAGCAACGTCTTTAAGAGACGTTGCAAAAGACTTGATCTGCGGAGCATTATCAGAAACGACACCCTGGATCGTGCCGAACGCATCGTTTATGCCGCCTTTGAGGTCGTTGAAAACGCCAGCGATCGTATCCTGACCGACAGCATCCATGACTCCAGCAATGCCACGAGAGATTGCTGTGCCGAGATTCTCCATTGAGGTCTGAACGCCGCCTGTCGCTTGCCGCGCCTGTTCCTCGAAGCTCGCAAAGCCGTTTCCGCCCTCTTTGTCGAGCTTGATGATCTGCTTGAGCAGATCATTCATGGTGAATTTAGCTTTATTGCCTTTTCCACCACCAAGAGCAGCATAGAGGTCGTTCGCGTTAGCTGTTGGCCCCAACATCGACTTCGCTAGCTGGTCGAGCTGCCCTGGCATTGCTTGGGTAAGGCTCTTCCAGTCCTGCATATCAGGCTTACCCTTAGAGAGCATCTGCCTGAACTGCTCAGCAGCTGATGTTACAAGCTGTTGGGACGAGCCACTCGCTAAAAGCATATCGTTTAGCGCAAGACCAGCTTCTGTTGCTAGGTCAAGATCTTTCGTGATGACCGAAAATCCTTGAACCGTCTTAGCCATCGAATCCAGCTTCGTCGGCAGACCCTGAAGTCTGTCGCTCATCTTCTTAATAGAGGCATCCGCCTCATCAGAGGAATAACCGAGCGACTGCATGACGCGCGGGTAGTTATTGAGCGTATCGAAACGCGAAATAGCAGCATTGAGATTTGATGCGATGGAGCTTATAGCGGTATTCGTGAGGGCAGAAAACACTCCTACCGCTGCGCCAGATTTGGCAACTCCACCACTAACACCTTTGCTGAAGCTATTGCCCCATTTTGCCCCAACATTCCTAGGACCAACACCGTCCAAAGCGGCATTGATGGAGCTTGCAAGCCCTGGAAACTTAGGGACAACGTTAATGTAGCCTTTACCAAGCTCAGCCATTAGACAGCCTCCCAGTTTCCGCTATTGAGTTTTTCTTTGACCCGCTTTGCTTTTTCCGAAGCTTGTTTTGCTTGTGCGGCACGACGCGCTTCTCGCCAGGGGCGACGAACGATTTCAGGAAGATCGCCGCGGTGCCCGTTGAGCCTCATAAGGCACCAAGTGATAAGCTCCTTGATATCCATGAGCGCAGAGTATTCATCGCTCCAGGCGTATTCAGGACTGAGCGATGCCATATAGCGAGATCCCGCAGGTAGCATCTTTATGAGGTCGATAGCTTCTTCGGGTTCTGCTTCATCGAATGAGATGTGATAGTAGTGTCGGAAATCGTGCCGAAGCTCGCTTGTACGTCCAGCTTCAAGACGCGCAAGCTTTACAAGTTTTTTAATGCGGGAGAAGAGAAGACTTCCGTGAACGCATATCCCATCGCAACGGTGTCAATGGTTCCATCTTCGTCTGTGCAGGCCTTAACGACCTCAGCCATCTGATCTTCACCAAGCAATAACGTCATCGCCTCTTCTGCTTCTCCATCAGTCATGCTGTCGGCAATGATTCGAGTGATGCGTTGGTCTCTTATGCGCTTCTTTGGAACAGCTAGCTCCAGTCCCAGAACAGGGATAACAACTTGCTTGTTGCGTTTTCCTTCGATGAGCTTGATCTTCTCTTCGACAGTCTTAGCTGGGGCCATATCGATTCCGAGGGCTTTGCCATATTCGTTAAGTTCATTTGCGCTCATGCGCTCGAGGTATTCGGGATTCATGATTCTCCTAGCGAAAAAAAGCGGCTGGTTTCCCAGCCGCCCAAAGGTCGGTTATTCAGTTGTGGTCACTGCTGCAAGCTTCTCAGCCTTGGTGGTGCAACCAGTAAGGCTGATGTTCTTAGCTGCCGCATATGCTTCGATCTGCGGTACCGTCCAGGTATCATTCGGCGTACCTTCTGGGTAGCTCACCTGAACAGTGTTGTCGCCAGCAGGCTTCGCGCGATAGATGTCATAAGGACCGTTGCCGGCATCGGTAGCCGTGAAGGTCATGCCGTAGAGCATCAAGTTGCCCTTCTTATGCGGGATATCATCCAAGGATTTGACGGACGCTTTCGGGACCACGGTACGACGCTTATAGCCGTTTGATTCAAGCTCTTCGACAACGAATGGCAAAGGCTTACGCTTGCCAGGCTTCTTGGAGATGTGCTTGATCTCCCCATCGGTATCGAGCTCAACATTATCTGAGCCGTAGCGAACCTTTGCAGCAGCAGGGCGATTGACCTCCAAGAATTCGAGCTTCAAGGTCGAAGTTTCCTTATCCTCTGTGGTAAGGACTGGAGTACCATGCCAACCCGTATGCTCGGTGGTGGTCAGTTCTTCAGCCTCGGTGAAACCGTTCTCGGAGATCTCACCAAGAGATACCCACCCAGGACCCAGCGCTGTTTCTGCGTCCGTCGGAAGAGTCGGGTTTTCCTCAAAGCAGGTGAAAACGCACCCACCCTCAGAGGGTTGCCCTACGGTAACGAGCGTAGGGTCAAGTTCTTTTTCAGTCATGATTCATCCTTACTAATAGTTGGTAATGGTGTAAGACAGATACCAACGGGGCGTGCGGAGGTCGGGGTCTGGATCAGACCGCATCGATTCCATCTCTACGCAGGGGTATCCGTCCGAGAATTTCAGGTGACCTAAGATGTCAGCCACCTTTCTTGCAAGAGCAGAAGCCTCGTACTCGCTTGTCGACCAGCAGTAGATCCCGATTCCCGCCTTATCGATGAGGGCGTTCTGATAGCGACCGCCTTGGCGGTTGAGCGTCACGCAGTCATCAACACCAGCGGGTTTATCTGTTGAAACAGGAACATCAAGCTCCAAGCCAAGCCTGGCTATGAGGTCGCTCACCACATCTTTCATGGCTACCTCCTAATGGCATTGGCTTGTAAGCGATTTATGCTTTGCTTCGTTTCGCTTGCCGATCTTCGTTTTGACGTAAGCAACACCTACTGCTGTGCGATCGAGTACATCAACAGCCGAGCCGTAAGGCTCTACCGTCATGCCAGAATTGTGCGCATGGGCATCTGCGTTTGCTGCGCTTGCCATCTGGTCTGCAACTTGCTTTAATCCAGCCTGCATAGGCTCGGCCTTGCAAAGCTCGATGAGCCCAGCGGGATTCAGTACGAAATCAGCCATCGCACACCTCCGCATCTACGGGGTAATTCCACTCGCCTGGTGTGTTGTATTCGGGCAGGGGCACGGGGTCACCGATAATGCGATACTTGCGTCCAGCCCAGCAAATAAAGCAGCCGCGTAGGCGTTTGTCGTACCCTTTAGGGAGATGGAAGCGCACCGTGGTACGCGAACTGTTAGGGCGTTCAGCCCCAAACTCTCTGACCTTTTCAAGTGAGACAAACGGGTCGATGAGCACGTTATCTACTTGCTCTCCGCTCAAATCCTTTTTGAGATTGCCGAATGAGTCAGTGCCATCCTGTGTAGGCATAAGCACCGTTACTGTCTCGCCCCTCATGATTTGCCCCCGAAGATAGGAGGGTTAAAGCACGCAACACGTTGTTTGCGCAAAGGGAGACCGAGAGCACGACGCTCGTTCTTCGTGATATACATATCCCCTGTGGGATTGGCGAAGGTGCGCTGCTCTGAATAGCTACCCGCCATGCGGTTGACGCTCGAGACATCATCAAGTGGGCCACTCGACAAAACTCGCTTGACCATAGAGCAGCAAACGCGAACTAAGTTAGCGGCTTGTATCTCATCTTCTTCATCGATACGCTCCCCTGCTCGTTTAAACTCTGCACGAAGGATCGCAGAAGCATCGGAGAGGAGCGTTGTTGCACGCTCCTTCTCCGATTCATCCAGCAACCTATAGCGCATTTCGAGTTCGTTTACGGTTGCGAATGATTCCATTGGGCACCTCTTAGACGATGCCAGGGAACTTGGCCTTGATCTTGCCTGTGATCAAAGCCTTGGTAGTATCGGTGCTCTCAAGTTCGATGCCGTTTGCAGAACAGAACTCTTTGAGCTCGTCCACGGTCATATCCTCGATAGCCTTGCCGATACGAGCTTTCACGATGAAATCCTGATGCTCTGCGAGGATCATCATGCCCGACATGGCATGGGTCTCAGCAGATACGTTCTTGTAAGCTGGCTCATGAGCAACGCCGAGGATGCCATTTGCGGACACCGTATAAGAGATGCCTGCCTTATCCAATTCAGCGAAATCAGTGCCATAGATATGGATGTTCTCAGCGGGAGTGACGTACACGATGCCCTGCGGGATCTTGTTCGTCACAAAGAGATTGCGAACGCCCAAGAAGTTCTGGATGTACTCCATGCCATAGAGGGTTTGAGTGGTCACCGTAGCAGCTGCGAGAAGATCAGCGATGTCGTTACGGTTGATAAAATGTACGATGTCATCAGCAGAATCGCCGTTATCCTCGAGCTTGTTCTGCAAGGCTGCTTCAGCGTATGCAAGCGTTGCCTGAAGCTTAGCGCCTACCGCATAGGTAGCAGCGTTATCAAGGTACTTGAAGAACTCCGTGATACGCTCAGCGCGAATCTGCTTGACCATCTTGTCATCGGTCTTGCCTACAGCGATGGAAAAGCCGCTCTTGAGAATCGCTTCAGCAGTTGTTGCCTTACGGTAAGGCTTCGGCGTGAACGTGCCGATCGACACCTTTTCGACCTTGTACTGCGACAGCGGAACGTCTTCGCCCTCTGCGCGAGTTTCACTGGTCAGCTCGCCAGTGACCTTGTACTGGAACATCGTCTCACCGGCATGCATGACCTCAACAGAGGTGATGCCAAGAATCTCCATCAGACGATCAGTCTCCTGATCGAAGTTGCGGATCATCTCGCGGTCAAGACCGGCGCACATCTGTGCAGTGGTAATGGTGTTGGTTGGTGCTGGCATTTGCTAGCTCCTTTCCTAGAACAGTTCGGGGTGAAGAGCCATCGCTTTTACGCGCTCTTCTCTGTTCTTGATCTGATAGATTTCTTCTTTGGTGGTGGGGGTAGGCGGATCTGCTGCGCCTGTGTCATTGGGAAGCGTTGGATACATGGGCATGGCTTCTTTGATCTGGGCTGCATGTGCTTGAATCTCTTCGAGGGTCTCACCCTTCAAGATGTCCGCTGGCACGCCCGTTTCTTTGCTCGCCTGGGCTTTCCATTCGGAAAGTTCTTTGTCATGCTTCAAAGTGGCAAGCTCTTCTTCAAGCTCTGCCTTATCCGCTTGCTCCGCCGCCAGCTGCTGAGTGAGCGCATCCGTCTCCTTGGCATGCTTGGCGTTCTGCTTGTCGATGCGAGCTTTGATAATCGCGTCGGCTTGCTCTTTGGTCAGCACATCAGAACCTCCCGCGGGTGGGTTCTGATTGCTCCCGTCTCCCGAATCCACGGGAGGTTCAACCTGAGTCGGGTTATCGACTGGGTTTGGATTAGGCATAGATAGCCCCTTTCCCGCCAAATGGCGTAGTAGAATGCGCGATTTTCCCGCTCGCGCTGCGTTAAAAAGCTCCCGAAGAATCCACTCCGAGGGCATGAAAAAAGCCGCCTCGAAGAGACGGCTGATTTCTAAAGTGATAATTGATCGCGGCGATCAAGCACCGCTAATATGATTCCTGGATACTTGCCAGGGTCGAGCTTATTCTTGCTCGCAACTATTTGTTCATGGACTGCTTGAAGCTCTTCGACCGTACTTGCCTCATGAATCCTTTGCCTTGCAACGCTTTCAGAATTGATGAGCGTAGGTTTGCGCTTGGTATTGAGCTTGAGCTTACCCGCTTCAAGGTCGTCTCTGAATTGCCGATAAAGAGCATCAGGGTCATATCCTTCTATCTTTTCTGCCGAAAAGCTCGGAACGATTCGGCAATCGCAATGCGCGTGATAGTGACCATCTGCGCCTGCGCTCGTCTTGTTGCGGTATACGAAACCGCGAGATGCGAGCATGATGCAGAACGGGCATGTTTCAAAGCCTGATGGGACCCTTGCGAATCGAACATCCAATGGGTCGAACTCGCCATTGAGGTAGACGCAATCGCCAGCTGCGCGCTTTATCTCATAGTCTGCTCGGTCGGTGAAAAGCGCGAGGGATTCAACTATCCCTTTGCTTGCTACACCATCGACAAAAGCGCGGATGAACCCCTCTGTTGCTTCTGGTTTTCTCCCAGAGTCAGCACTAGCCCCTAAACGCTCACCAACGGATTGCTCGCGTATCTCGTCGTAGAAGTCTGCTGCATAGGCCGCTGCCATGTCCGTAGAGACACCATAGATGGGCTCAAGTATCTCAATGAGCTTTTCGCGAAGATCAGCAACACTATCGAACTCGATATTCGCAAGGCTCTGAGCAACTATGCGTTTAGCGGACGCGGATAAACCGTTGAGCTTTCGCGTGTAAGCGTCGATGACTTCTCTAGCTACCATCGCTTCTCACCTGAATCATCTCATTCGTGAGCATCTTGCGAGCTTGAATCTTGTTCTTTTCGCTCATGAGGCGCTTGCGCGTTGCGTCATCGAAGCCTACCTCTTCGAGGAATACTTCAGTTTCAGCTATCCATGGAGCAGCAGCAGCCACTTTGACCATTGCATCAGCTTGAGAGACGATAGATGGCAAAGCAGGATTCTTGAAATGAGCCTGGATGCCCTTCTCTTCGTCCGTCAACTCCGAATAAGACTTGTTCTGGTCGATACAGAGAGCCATCTTCATAAGCTCACACAAGGCTTCACCGTTAGTGCTGTTAAGGCTTTGAGCCTTGATGACCAAATCCTCTTTTGCCGCGTATATCGCTTCAGCAGAAGCTGGATTATCATGGATAACGCCAAGGCTCGAAATAGGTATCGATGTCTCACCGGAGAAGCGTGCTGCAAGGTCGCGCATATACTCCGTATGCGGTTGCATGCTCACCTGTGGGAGCTGCCCGAACTTCGGAATATCACCATCTTCATCCTTACCAGCAGTGATGATCGAGCCGATATAGGTTGACCACTTATCTCGGTCGAAATCTTTTTCATCAGCTCCAAGAAGATACTTCTGCGGAACAGTGAAGAACTCACTGCTAAGCTCACCGCGCAGACTCGCACGGATCGCACAGGCTGAAAGGCTCATAACAGCACGAGTGATCCTTGATTTACCAAAGGGGCGTTTGAGCGATGGCTTATAAGCCATAGGCACCATGAGCGGACGGCCCATGATGTGATTTTGCCTGTTCACGCGCCAGTTTCCGCCCGCATCCTTGGTGAACACATAGACCATCTTGTCCGAATGCATCATCACGCATGATGGTTCGGGCTTTCCTGAATCCTTGCCGATCTCCATATCGGTGATGACAAGGCCCCAATCGATGCGCTTCTTTCGATAGTTCCATAGAGCAGTTGCATTCTCAGCTGTGTGGAAGTTGATGACAACCTTCGGCTCTCCCTTTTCACCGCGCATCACAACACCAAAGGCGCAGCAGTTGATAAGCTCGCTCTGTGTTGCCTGTTCATAGGCTAAGATGAGCCTGTTTTCTTGCATGATGCGCTCTGCCGCTTCGATGTCCTGCCCGTTATAGACGAACCCATCGAAGATGGAACGCTCAGCCAAACAATCCACAGCCTTTGCAGACCAGCCAAGAGCAAGCTCAAGCTCGGCGAAATCCTCAGGGATCGCGATACCGAGGTTCTTCACACCCTCTTTGGCCTCGTAGTGGCAAGTACGCAGCTGATTACGAGGGAGCTTAGCTTTCCAAACCCTCAACAGCGCATCAAGCTTGTTGCGCTCGTAATCGCTAAGCCCCCTTACTTGGCGTAGTTGATCGAGATTCATCTATCCAATCCTCATTTTCCTGTTCGGGTTTCTCTTGGTGGTCATCACGCCGAAGTACGCCAAAGACGCACTCTCAACGAGTGAGCAGTCGAACGTACCAGAGCCGAAGCCCCAGCCGCCATCTTTTCCTATGATTCTTTTCTGAGCAGCTATCGCAGATTGAGCGAGCGAAGGTTGTCCTGCATGAGTAACATCGCCTTCATCGACCGCGTTATAGAACATGGTCGCCGCAGAGCAGACATCCTTCGGCGATGCGATCTGTATTGCGCGCTTCGGAAAGCCCCCATCGAGCAACTTTCGCTCGAGCGCTGCCGTATAACTCTTGCCATCGATCACGCAGATGGCGCATTTCTGCTTTCGTTCATAGAGCCAATCAGCAAGCCAGGTGATACCGCCATCTGTCGGACAGTATTCGATGCACTCGATGAATCGTTTACCCTCCGGCGGTTTAATAGCAACGGATAAGGCTACATGCTTGCCATCGATTGAGAACTTAACTCCATAAGCAAGCTTCTCATTGGCGGTCTTCTCCGGTGCTTTCTCAACCTGGCAGCTTTCCCATTGCCCCTTGGTGAATACCGCATTTCCACCCTCGCGGTTATCCCACCATCCAAGACGTTCACGGGCAAACCCATCTTCGGTGAGCGTGTTGAATTCTTCCTCAGTGAAGTCTTCATCGAGACGGATACCGAGTGCGGGGTTTGTCTCGTACCATCTATCACGGTCTGCCACGTTGCCAATCTCTTCGACCGACCACTCGTGCCAGAGGATCTTCGTATCGCTGCCACTAAGAGCACCAGTGCGCCTTTTGCGAAACACCGTGCCAGGGCTTACGGGCGATGGTGGCGTACCCGTGAAGATCAGTTGCCTATTCCCTGATGGAGCAGCAGCCATAGTGGACATGATAGCTTCCATCTGGTCATTGGTAAGCTCCTGCGCCTCATCGAACACGACCACGTCATAGGTCGAACCACGTGCACCACCATTGACACGTGAAGAGAACTCGATCGATGCGCCATTGTTAAGGACGATAGCCTCTTGTCCGTTCGTCCTTCTGATGGATACGACCATCTCTTTAAGCTCCGGGTAAGCATCATTCTCGAAGAAAGAAGCTAAGCGCAGAAAAGCTTTTCTTGCAGTGTCTACGCGGTGTGCTGTGTGAAGGATCTTCTCACCACATGCAACAAGACCGTATAGCTCGCGCATCTCAAGAACAGCATTTTTTCCATTCTGCCTTGGGAGTGACAGGCCGCACGATACCACGGCAAACTGATCCCTACTGTCACGCTTCAACCAATCAGTGATAACAAGCCTCTGCCATTTATCAGGGCATAGACCATACGCGGAAGAGAGCGCACAGGCATCATCACCGTCTGAATAGAGCTCTTCCCAATCATCACGTTTAGGCAGTACGCGAATTCTTGGCTCTTGCGAACCTATTCGACTGGATGACATTTAATGGTGTCTCCCGTTTCTTCGGTTTTTCGGCTGGTAATTGGTCAACTATTCCGAGCTGCTTGTTGATAGCTCTGATCTCAGCTGATGCTTGTTTGAGCGTTGTAAGTTGCGGTAGCGCTTTTACGTCCCCATCTTCGTTTGAATAAGCGACCTGGATCTCATCGCCATAAGTGACATCATCCATGCACTTTTCAACCACCGCATACCAATGGCAGAGCATTGCGAGAGTGGGAATTGCTGATTCTGGGAAGTTGCGCCCCTTGGTGATCTCGTCCCATTTCTGGGACTTGAATTCGTTTCGTTCGATGGAGCTTGGTTTTTCAAGTGGCATACCTGCTCCTTGTCTTTTATGGAGGAAGGGAGGGGATTTGCACCCCTGATGCGCGCTCTTAACACGCATACCCGGTTAGCAACCGGGCGCATTCGTCTTATCTCTGCCACCCTTCCATATGCTTCGCCCGAATTTGGGCATGAAAAAAGCCGCCTCCGAAGAGACGGCTTGTAGAAGTAAATCCTAATAAGGCCTAGTAATCGATTTCATAATCACTCAGATCAATCAAGTTGCCTTCATCATCATGGAAGACCTTGCCCCCATTTATGGAGTAATATGCAAAAAACGACTCCTGCGCTTCTTTCGGTGCTCTCTCAGTTAACGCATAGGTTGTTGCCCCGGTTGGATCGGTTGTTTCTGTGTACCATTCTGGGTTTTCAAGAAACTTCGGAGATTCGATCATCGTTCCTCACCTAAATCCTATTCTTCTTCAGCCAATCTCCCATTGCTTTTCCATAAGCATTGGGATTGCCAGATCGAAAACTTGCAAAAGATTCTGCAAAAAATTCTCGATCGTTTGTATTGCCATACTTAGACACAGAACCTTTTGCTCCGTATTTCTTTTGCGCGATGCCAACAATCTCTTTCTTTGCCTTTTCAGAAAAATTTTCAACGCTCATTTTGTGTTTACTCGCAAGAGCGTTGTGGATCATATGGCCATATTCATGCGTAACGGTATAAGCATTTCTGCTTGTTATTTTACCATCTGTTTTTGTACTATGACCAGTCTTTTCACCAATTCTCTGTGTAGCAAGATTAGTCTTTGTTTTCCCCAACACCGAAGTGTTAATCGCCATGATTTGATCGGATGGATCAGCTTTACTTCTAGCAACAAAAGCAAGTGTGCCATCAGAGCTATTGAAGGTTAGAAATTTAGGATTTTTACTTGCAGCAATAGCTCCATATTCGCGTTCAAGCTGTTTTAGAGCAATAGCATAAGAGTTAAGAGTAGCCGTAGGGATTGAATTCGTACCAGCTACCTCTTTGAAACCCAACTCATCAATAAATGATTTTCTGATGTCTTCTCTCTTATCTGGCATGCCTCCCAAATTATGAGCACCTACCACACCACCAGAAGCCACCCTGCCAGACATACTAAACGCTCCGCGTCCGCCCATTACTTGCCTCCAAATGCCGTGTTTGCTTGATATTCGATGATTTCAACGTCTCCGTAGTCGAACTCGCCTTTACCTCCGTAGACAAGCAAGCGTTTAGGTGTCAATGATTTGATTGCTGCAGCTAAGCCATCCTGGTAGATTCTTGAAGCTGGTTCATCATCTTTGATGCCTACGGTCGAAACCGCATAGGTCCCACGCTTAGGCAATCCACCAAAGCAGAAGCCATAGGATCGCTTCTCCGACCATGAGAGGGTCGGAATGACCTTCACACCGTTGCGTTGCCAGTAATTGCCGAGTGCGCGACGGCGATATTCGTTCCACTGTTGCATTGGAAGCGGCATATCCATATAGAGCGAGAAATCGGGCGTTAGGACTGCTTCGAATTGCTTTATCAGATCCAAATAATCCGCTGGCCTATTCCAAAGCCGCTCGAACTGGTAATCGTCGATGAAGAAATGAAGCGTTTGCTTCGCATCTACTGCCGTTTTCGCATAGTTGAAGGCTAAAAGGTCGGTCGGGATGAAATTGCACCGCTTCAAAGTTGGCATATCAAGAGCGCCCGAAGTGTGGACGTTGTTCACTACCGACAGATTGTAGTAATCATCGGTGCGCAATCGCTCAGCTCCGAAAGGCTTGTGCTTGCCTTTGAAGTCGAAATTGAGCTTGCTCATGTCAATACCCTTTATCGAGCGAACCTCTTCACGAAGCAGCGCACGATTCCACTTGCCACCTTCTCCAGTTCGGTTATCAGCAAGACGAAGCGCTTTCACCTCTTCGTCTGTGAGGTCATCGCACCAGCAGATGTTCTCTTCGGGGATCTCTGTCCACCCGAGAGATTTGCAAGCTGCTACACGATGGTGCCCAGCAACGATCGTCGGGTCGTCATGCGAGCGCAGTTTTATCTGTCCACGAAAGCCGAATTGCTTGATCGATTCGGCGATCGCAGGGACCGATGCGGAGTTATCCCGGGCGTTTCTTTCATACGGAATGATGTCCTCGATAAGCAAGATTCGCTCCTTTGCGTGTGTATGGACTAAAACCACAGGTGGGAACCACCCTATAGAAAAAAATTCGCTCGGGGGGATATTGGCCCTATGCAGCTGGGGTGGCCGCTAGCCGGGGGTGGGGGCATACCCCCCTATGATTTGAAGAGCTACCATTTTCGCGATTGAGGAAGTTGCTTGGGGCGCTCCACCGCCTCTACCATCCTGCTGCCCTTCTTTTGGTTGCAGATACGATGAGATGGTTGCGTGTTATCGAAGTCGAGCGGATCGCCGCCGCGGCTTACGGGCACCTTCTCATCTACCTCAAAGCTCATGGGATGACCGGGAGGCAATGAGTAATCAATCTCTAATCCACAGAGAGCACAGGGATCTCCTATAGCTTTCCACCTCTCCCTGATACGGTTACGCCTTGTCCCATTAGCACGCCGAGGATTGCTCTTTTTGCTGCTCATGTTACAGGCGATTCATAGGGCTATCTGCGTTTCTGAAGCTCTCCCTCATGCCACGGTATGCAGATCTACGAATGACCCTGCCATTGGGAGGTGGTATCAATGGCAAGCCTAATGCCACCCTGAAGGCTCTTGCCACTACCGTGGTATACCGCTTCGATGCGACAACCACACGGAGCTCATCGATCGTCATGCTTCACCCCAACAAAAAAGCCGCCCCCAAGGACGGCTTAACGATTTTTCTTACCCTACCAATATACCAGGGAACTATGTGCAATTTTGTGCACTCTTTCTCAGATGGAGTTCGGTATGGATTGATTGCGCCACTCTTCGGGCATCAGGTCGTATATCTCGAGCATAGCCTCGCTCTTGATCTGCATCATGCGCCGATACGAATAGCCCACCTCGACGCACACCTGCTCCCAGGTCTTGCCCTGCAAGCAATACTTCATGAGGGCGGTGCCAGCGCGAGGGTTCGAGAGCTGCTCGAACACGCCCTTAGCGATACGCCCCTGCTCGACGTATTCAGCAAGTTCGGTCGCATATTCGGCGATCATATCCTGAAGCTTAGCAACACCGTTACCTAGAGCATCTGCCGCGCTGCCAGATGAAGGAACGCCGCTATAGTCGATGCCTGAAGGGAGCATAAGCGACCGCTTACGCTCTATGCCCTCTCGAAGCGTTTCGATGCGCGTATTGAGCTCACGAATGTACTCGAGGTAAGCCTTGGCGCAGATCTTCTTTACTTCGGGATGATGAACGACGGTCATAGAATGCACTCCTGCCAACATGAAGAAACAGGAATAGCAACAAAGAACTATAGCATATAGGCTATCGATGGACTCAGGGCGAACGGTCGCTCCCTCCTGCCCCCCTACTTCGTCATGCATTCCTTTTGCATGTCAGAGAAGGGAGAGGGAAAGGGCAAAACTCTACGCCCTATCTGCCAATTTGCATTTTTTTGCAACAGTTCATCTAAGACGCTCTCGTTTCACGTTCGTTTCATTGATTATTTTCTCCCGTACCTAAAAAAGCGCCCCATCTCTGAAGCGCTCTCATGATGTCCGGTCACTCACCGCAGGACTTATCGTCGGCTATGCGCATTCAATCGAGAGGAATAGCAACCGTAGGCTTGCCCCTTCTTTTGTGAGCAGGAGACACATAGAAATAAACGGTCTCCTTCTTTATGCCCAACTTCTCAGATATCTCTTCTGCAGTCCCGATTGCAAGAAGGTCATCTCCCTTGTAGACTGCGTATTGTTTCTTCATGGTCGCCATTAGATCACCTTGCCACCGTGTTTGTAAGGGCACGTCTTGTTGAACTCGTTCTTGATGATGATTTCTTTCTCAAGATCGATGCCTGCGGCTTCACAATCGATTTCCTCTTTTGCTTTAACGCCACAGTTTGGACAAAAGGACGGTTTATCACCAAAGTTTATCGTATGTCTGCCACAACGTGAGCATATCCAGCAAACGCCATCCTCTTCGTCTTGCCACATCATTTCGATTTTTGCCTCTCCTCGCTCGCGCTCTCTCCCATGAGACAAGATCACGTTTTCTGCTCCGCATTTTGGGCAATAATTCGGAGGAAAGTTCTCTGTATCAGCACCACAACAGCTTGATGTAACAAGCTCAATATCTCCGTAATAGCCCAAGCTAATTGGACACGGAGTAAATTCACATTTTCCGTAAGCTCTTTCTTCAATCATTCGCATTCCTCCCAGTTGTCTATGCTCACAAGGCCTTGATCGAACAGAAGAGAATACGCATCAAATATATCGACAAACCCGGCCTTTATCAGAGAACGACAAAGCATGCCGTCGGCATTTCCTGATTCGGCTAGATGGTCAATGTCTTCCAGCATGTGCATAATTGCTTCGGGCTTAATGTACAGTTCCTCTGATTCACTCATTCGCATTCCTCCTGGAGCCACGCTAGATAACAATTTGAGATTGCTTCGGTTCTTGTGGCTGATCTCACATTCGATGGAGGTACGAGCGTGGCAAGAAGCGCACCATTTCCATCACACCATGAATTGAAAGAATCTTCCATGCGCTTCGGCCTTGCTAGAGTCTCAGCCGCTCTTTCAGGCGTGCCGAAGAATTTCTCGTGGTTAGTCATCGACGTCCACCCCACGAACAAAAGTTTTGAAGACAGGTCTCTCTCCTTAGTAAGTTGCAAAATGCAACAACCGTACAATCTGATCCGCTCTCTCCATCGGAAAACTTGACAATTTCGGGATCACAGTGCCTACAATCTCCGCACCTCACGATCTCTTCGTCAGTGACCCACATGTTGTACAGGGTGTTGCCATCACCGTCGTAGTTGGCGGCTTCGATGGACTTGCAGCCTATGTATTCACGGATGTTGCTCATTTACTCCACCACCTTCGCACCGCAGCCGCAATAAGGCTGATAGCTCATCTCGCGGTGCTCGTCATAATGCAGCGGTCTCCCACACTCGGAGCAAACCATGACAGGCCACGGAGAATCATCGCCATACTTAGGGATTGGTTTGCACGTCCGCTCTGCGCGGGTGTTCCAGGCTTCGATTACCTGGTCGAGTGCTTCCTTCTCCGTTGCCGCAGTGCGCGCGATGCTCAACCCGCACTCATGGCACCTAAGCTCTGCCGTCCAGCAGTGCTCGCCGATTGGCGGATCACATTTTGTTGTGGGAATGATAAAGGCTTTAGGTCCGCAACATGGGCACGGTTTAAGTTCAGTCATGGTTGGTCTCCTTAAATCTCGCTCCGCATGATGGACAGTAGCGAGGAGCGTGTTTGTCGGTGGCATCGAGATAGCCAGTAACGAACGCACTGCATCGAGAGCACATATAGAGCTGCATTGATGCTATTCCGCGTGCGATCTTTCGTTTCGCTATTGTTTGCGCACCTATGCAAACGCTGTTTCCGTTACCTTTAACTTTGCTTTTGATTTTCATTCTTCATCATCCTTCGGCTTGAACTTGCAAAATGGGGTACGGCGATACCACCAGCATTTATGAAAAATGTTTATGCCTGTAACTTTGTTTTTGCGGTTTGATTGACACCAATACTCAAGGAACGGGCTATGGCAGCGTTCGCAGTCGACACATGGTGGTTTCATTCAGCATCACCTTCTTCAAGACATGCGAACTGTCCTTTCATCGCGTCATAAAGCGTGCGCCCGTGACTGAGCATGTATGGAAGCATCACCTCTTCAAACGACGCTTGTTCGGACTCAACAAGTGCGATTTGCGCGGCGATCCAGTCTTTCACGTTGCGCCAGGCTGTCTTTTCTGCCTGTTCGTATGTCGCGCCAGTTAGCTTTTGTTCCTTGAAAAGATTCCAAACGCCGTCGATGCGGCAAGGCAGGCTGTAGCTTCCAACATTGAAGATCGAGAACATAATGCCCTGCGCGTGCCCCTCTTCGTCATAGTTAATGACGATTCGCGAAGCACCATGCTTAACAAGCATCTCCTGAATCTCTGCGATGGTTTTACTAGCAGAAATGCGCGTAGTGTAGTTCTTAATAGCCATTACGCATCACGCTCCATGATGGCGGTGAGACGGCTTGCAAACTCTTCTGCTTTTGGCTGTGAGATATTCCACCCGTTCCTAACGTACATATCGATGTCATCCCGCAGCTTCTCCAAGCTGTCAGGTTCGCGGTGGGTGAGACTTTCTGGGGCAAAATTGAGACCAGCCTCGTGGTCTCCATCAATCTCAGGATTTGAACACCGAACATATTTCCACGGTGTGAAGCCATCTACTCGCAGTTTTTTGCCACTCGTAGTAAGCCATACCGTATCTCCGACCTTGATCTCTACGCCATCAGCGTCGAGAATCTTGGGTTCAGGCAAGCGGATAGGCTCGTTTTTGTCCCCACATTGGATTTCTTCGTAGTCATCATCAAAAATAGTCCAGGAGCCGTCTTCGCTTACGCTCCAATGTTTAACAACGCCTCCTTCTACTTCCATGTCCTCGTGAACTGGATTGCCTTCTGGGTCACGCGGCTTAGGGTCGTAGTATTTCTCGATCTCGTTGGCGATAGCATTAAGCAGCTTGACCTCGGTAGTGTATCTGGTGTCATCCATCGCTCCAAAGTCTTTTGCTGCTACTACACAAGGGTAGTAGTTGCGCTCGTCTGCCTCTGTTTTAGCAGCTTCACGCAACTTCTCATGAGGTAGTTTCTCCATTGGTCACACCTCCCTAAATGTGGCAATCCACTACGGTTAGCAAACAGTCAGGATCACAGGGATCGATGAAGCGCTCTTTGAAATTCTTAGCCCACTCGACGATCTCGCCATTAGACTCGCTAGACATACCGAACCAGCCCATCTCTCCAACCTCATGCCATTTGCCATCGGGAGTGATAACAGCACGCCACCACATGCTTGATTCACACAACACATAGCCCTCACGATCGCCGAACTGGTCGATGTAATATTGCGAGTTCCAAAAAGACTGATCAATACCCTCAATGTCTTCACCATCGACCCAGGAACGCCACTCATTCTCAGCGCGCTTTGCTGCCGCTTCATCGCGCTCCCAGATCAAATTGCGAAGTTTTGCTAGGTCATAGCATCTGTTCTCGTATGGAGATTGGTCAGCTTTAGCAACACCGCCACAAGTAGCCCTAACTTGCCCTCGCCAACGACCGCCAACCTGGTACCAATCCCACTTAGCGTTCGGATTCTCCCAATAGCCATACTTGCCCGTATCGGGGTCTTTCTCTTCGCCGTTCCAATCGCGCATATAGTCATCGAACGTGGGAAAGGTCTCTTTGTATGGGATATGCTTTTTCTCCAAATGGTCAGGTACTTTGTGCGTATTGGGGCCATATCCGCACGAGCCCTCGATCCTGAACTCTTCATCCCACGGAAGCAAACGACGACCATCTGGCATGATGAAATACTCGCACCCGCCATTTTCATACTCATCGCGGTATTCCTCTTCGATATCGATGAATTTAAGGAACTCTTTCGGGCAATCCTCCATGTTGTTTTCTTGATAGGGAGCTAAAAGCTCATCTATTGTTTTAGTGCCGTCGGATATGACGGCTACAGCAAAATGACTCATTAGTTAACCTTCCATCTTTTCTTTTAGAACTTTGAGAACATCAGCTTCGACCTGTTTCGGAGTCTTTCCGTATACGAAGACCAACGTATCGAGAAGAGCGTTCCCCTTAGCAACGCACAGCCTATGCTTCAGTAGCACTTCTACTGGATGATCGATGTCCTCGAATACCTCTTCGGAATACTTCCGAAACTGAAGCACCGCATATAATCGTTATAGCTCGGCGTGTATTCGTAGTGATTCGAGAACGGTATCGAGGTCACGATAAGATCGAGCGAATCGTCGGCCAGGAGCTTCGCTTCGAGCACCGTGTCGTTGTTCGCAACGAGCCAACCTGTCCCGCTCGCTTCGATGCGCTCGATGCCTAAGTTGCGCGTCATCGCATCTGCGATCTTCGCATCGGACAGTCCGTATTCCTTGATGATCTCTTGCATCTTCTCGTTCAGCTCCTCGTATCTCTTCCACTTGGCCCTCAGCTCTTCGACCACGTGTTTCTGGCTTTCGGCATAGATGATGTCGATCTCGACCTGCTCGGTTTGAAGAAAGCGATAGACGCGGTGGATCGACTGGATGAAATCGTTGAATTTGAAGCTCACGCCGCAGAATATCTCGCGGTGGCAATGCCGCTGGAAGTTGCAGCCGCTACCCGATAGCACCGGCTTGGTCGCGAGCAAGCGGAACTTCCCATCTGAGAAGTCCACGATGCGGCTCTCTCGTTCGTCCAAGTCCTGCGAGCCATAGACCTCTACAGCATCAGTGATCTGGCGGCATATCTCGTGACGCTCGGCTTCGAGGTCATGCCACAAGATGAACGAATCGCCTGGGTTCGCTTCCACGATCTCGGCGGCTTTCGCGATGCGAGCGCTCATGGTCTCGCGGCGCTCACGGGCTTCATCAGAGAGCGAGAAGGTGCTATCCCTAAACGCCCTCAGCTGCCCGTCACGATCGCCCACGAACTCGGCATCCGATGCAAGCGGGATCTCGTGCCAGTTGACCTTCATCGGTGGTAGCGCGTATCCGTGATCCGAATACCCCAAATCGCTCGGACGCTGCAAGAATATCGCCCAGGAAGACAACCAGAGCCAGAACTCGCGCTCCTTGTGCGGGTAGAGCGTGAGGTTGTTCGACTTGGTTGAGTCACGTTGGAAGAATCGCGTGAGCGCTTGCCCGGTGTCCATGATGCCTAAGAACCCCGCATAGTGGATGAGCTCCTTGTAGCGGTTGGGTGATGGTGTCGCGGTCGCAACGAAGCGATACGGCACGTCTGCGAATATCTCCAAAAACGTCTGGTAGGTCTTCGAGCCATAGGAGCGAAGCACGCTCGCTTCATCTAAGCTCACGGCATTGAAGAGGTTGACGTTCAGCTTGCCATCACGCACCGATTCGTAGTTCGTGAGGTATACCCCATCCTCGCCCACCTCAGGGCTCTTCCGCACGAAGGTGAGGTCCATTCCGAGCATCGCTGCATCGCGCTTGAACTCCTGGCGCACCCCGAGCGGGCAGATGATGAGCTGCCGCCCTCGGTCGTGAGCGTTGATGAGCCGCATGATCTCGAGCTGCATGAGCGACTTGCCAAGACCGAACGCGGCGAAGATCGCACGTCTGCCACCAGCGAGCGCCCAGCGCACGATGTCACGCTGATGCGGAAAGAGCACCGGAGAGATGACCCCTGTAGCGTCGAAGCCGACATGCGGGGTGTGCGTTCGTTTGTCTTCGAGGAACTCTTGATAGTCCATCGGATAAAACCTTCCTGTATCAACCTGGATAGTTCTTAGGTATTAAATGATTAAGATTAAGATTAGATTCGGTATGGGTATCCGTTACGGTATCCGTCACGGTGTCCCCTACGGCATCCATCACGGTTAGTCCGTCACGGTATCCGTTACGGTGGCATCTCCTCTCGCTTCTTACGCCTTGCTTCAGCAGCAGCCTCACTTGCTTCGAGCGCGTATTGGCGGCGCTTGCGCTTGGCTTCAGCATCCTTTAGCGAACGCTCGCTCATGACAAGCTCACTGCGTTCCCACGCTCCCTTATCGATAAGACCAACAGAGGCGAATGCTTCTATCGATTTCTTTACGCTGTTCAGGCGTTTTCTCATCTCGCGAACAACGATGCGCTGGATGCTCCTATCGCTCAGATCGACGCAGCCATCGAAGCGGCTCATAAGGCACATCATGCCCACCCAGTCGATGAGGTAACTCTTTCCGAAGTCATCTTCTAAGCGCACGACCTTCTCATCATCACGCCAGTCGATGTCGAGCTTTATGTATGGTTTCGACCCCACTGAAAACGCCCTTTCGTGTGTCATAAATTGCAAAAATCAAGCCTTAGAAGTTACCTTTTTGTGTTCGATGCTGTGCAAGCACGCTGCATTTTCGAAGCACAAAAAATGAACTCTAGTTGCCATTCGTGTGTTCGCGGTGACATCTAAATGGCAACTACAAATGCAAAACATGTCCCTTTTCCCTTCCAAAAAACGCCCTGAAACCTCTGTTGATAACCATGTTGAAAACCTCAGTTCTCGCTCGATTTGCGCGTGCGGTCGATAACGTCTTGGATGCGATTCGCCGCCGCCCTATCGCTTCCTGGCAACACATGGCCATAAATGCGTAGCGTGGTGGTCGGCGATGAATGGCCTAGGCGCTCGGCTATCGTGCGCAGGTTCTCGCCGCTCTCGAGCAGATAGCTCGCATGGGTATGGCGCAAGGTATGAAGATGCACGTTCGCATCGAGCTTCAAATGCTCTTTCACCGCGCGCATATGGTCTGAATACTCGCGCGGCGCATACGGCGTGCCGTCATCGTGCGCGAAGAGCGGCGTGGTGCTCGTCTGGCGGACTCCCTCGGCTTTGAGCCTCTTCTCCTGCACCTTGATATGCCCAGCGAGCACGGCAGTGATATAAGCTCCCAAGGTGCTCTTGCGCCGTGTCTTGGAGCCTGCTTTGAGACCCTTGTAATCAACGCCACCGCTGCGCGTCTGAGAGAGCGAGCGGAACACGCAGATCTCACCTTCAGCCGTCTCACCTTCGCGTGTAAGAGGCTGCTTGAAATCACGTACCTGAAAGCCTGCGAGCTCACCACGCCGCGCTCCGTTGTTGAGGTCGAGCATGAGAGCAACGTTGAGCGGGTCATAGTCCTCCTCGCCTGCAGCTGCCTTGTCGCAGTCCTCGCTCAGATACTCCACCAGAGCTGAAAGATCGTATTCAGAGAGCGGTTGCACCTCTTCGCGATCTTCCTTCATCCGGCGCACCCCTACCATCGGGTCGTTATCGATCACGCCCAAGCCCTTCAGGTACGCAAATGCGGGCTTGAGCCAGTTATGCAGCTTGTTCACGGTGCCAACGCTCACTGGGTTCTTATCCTTGCCGCCCTCGGTGAGCAGGTGGCTATAGAGCGCAACGATGTCACGCGGCGTGAGAGAAGAGACAACCCTCTTTCCTATGAACGGATAGATGTAGCATCGTGCATTCGATTCGTATGCATCGAGAGTCGATGCTGCGTGATCGTTGCTGATAAGGTCAAGGTAGTATTCGATCGCACCAGTGACCGTGAACACGCCGCCCTTCTCTTTGTAAAGTTCGGCATCGCGCTGGATCTGCTCACGCGCAACTTCGGCCTCTTCCTCGGTCGTGCCCGGCGGAAGCGAGCGGTAGAGGTTGCGCACCTGACCCGTTGCCTTATCGCGGCCAGCATAAGCGCGCACGGCTACCGGTATGCCATCCTGATAGACGATGCTAGCCACGCCAGATCGCCTCCGCCCATCTCCATTCGCCTTGGGAATAGTCGAGCCGCTTGTTGCCATAGTCTGGATCGTTGTAGCAGAGATCTTGAGCGATCGCGAGCAGATGGTCGCGCCTGTTCTCAAGCGCTCTCACGCATCTGCGAAGGCGCACGACCTCGCTATCCTCTGGGAAGTCTTCAGGGCGCAGCGCACGCGGGAAACGCGCCTTATAGAGCGCACGCTTCCGAAGCGGCAGCAAACCAAGAAGTTGCTCGATCTCGCCTTCAAGTTCAGCAATATGCGCTCGTTGGCTGCACTTGATGCATAGCCCGCTAACGCTTCTGGGACGCTCATGCCCGCAGCTTGAGCAGTAGTATTTGGCCATGTGGCTTCTATCTCCTTTTTTGCGTAGGGTGTCCTAAGCTACCCTCGCAAAGGGCAGCTTAGGGCTATATCCACCCACTCGATATGCTTCGCTCTCATCGAGCATGTGCGGTTAGGCACATATGGTCGTATCGCTTCGATCTCCACGCTTTTGTTGCTAATCCTGTTTCGGTGGCTCGGCCGATACGACCGTATGTATCTAACGCGCACCTGGTGAGGTTCTTGCTCGTCTAAAACCGTAGTTGCGGAAATCCGAGTTAGGCTGGAAGGTTCAAGACACTATGGAGGGCTTACCGAACAAGAACCCCATCGGGTGAGCGTTTGGTGCTAAGGCAGCGCAGCAGCGCCCAGGTCAGGCTTCGTAGCTCGAACGGCTTTAGGTGCAACCAGCGCTTCGAGGAGATCCGAACTCACCTTTTCAGCGATGATATGCTCGGTCCGGGCATCGAGGTCATTCATAACGTCGATATACGACAGCCCCGCACTCCATGCCACGAACCTCACCACCGGAGCGATCTTGTGCGCGCTACCGTCATATCCGAGCAACTCTTCTCGGAGATGCAGCACACGCAGCGCCGCCATGTAGTCAAGGGCATCCTTGTATTCATCGGTGGTCATCTAAAGGCTCTCTTTCTTCATCAGGAATTCAGGTATGGCCGACACCCGCACGAGCTTCTTGTTGCGCCCAGCTTGGATATAGGGGATGTGATCACCCACCGCATCGACCCACTTGCGCATGAGCTCGTAGCTCACGCCAGCGATCTCAGCCGCTCGATCGACCGGCACATAGAGCGGCCAATCGGTGGGCACGGGCCACATGCCAGCGGTCGGCAGCGCTTCAGGTTCTATCCTTGTCTCCACGGCTTACTCCCTTCTTCTCTTCGCTTAGTCGGTTGGTTATTGCTTTGGGTTAATCCTTCAGGTGTTACACTTCCTTTGTAGGGAGGTGAAAACATGAACAGACCAGAAGAACGCGCTTATCAGGATGCAGTCGAGATTGCAAAAGCTGCATTCTCTGCTGGTGGCGACCGATACCCATGGATCAATGAAGATCGCCAAAATGCGGCATGCAATTTCATTCAAAAGATCTATGACAAATTGCTTGAAATCGCATCCGATGCCGACAAAAACTAAGGCATGCTTATCAACAGCCGAGCGGCATCCAGCACGACCATATCGTCCATGCGGTCGTGCTGGATGCTATCCTTTGCATCCCTACGCTCCTCGATCAAATCAAAAAGAATCGCTTTGAGTTTTTCACTTTCTTCGTCGTTCATACGTTTCTCCTCTGGTCGTTTAATCGGTTGGTTATTGCTTTGGGATCATGCTTCGAGAGATCTGTCTTTAACCTCTTTGCTACAAGCCGTACTTATCATCGAGTTGCTCGTGAAACGATCCGACGAGCTCCTCCACCTCTGGGTCATCTGGTGCCACTTCCCTTAGAACAGCAGCAAGAGAATCAACGGAAGCGCGACTCTTCTCTTCTTCTGATGGAATAACGCCATCTGATTCGAGCAAGACCTCAAGCGTTTGCTCTTCTGCCCAAAGCCTGTGCAAAAGTTTTGCCTCTTCCACATAAAGTGGAACGAATTCGCCGATCTTGGCCTCAAGAACGCTCTCTGGCATATCAAGCGAGCGAGCAACATATTCGATGCCGTATTTCTGTACGATTTCTTTGAGTTTCGGGTAAGCCATTCTAAATACCTCCTACTTGTTGGGCGTGAGACTCTTTGCGGCCTCACCTCGTGACACATGGTTTCCAAAAATCATCCGTGCGGCAATTCAGCGCATCGGCAAGCTTGCAAACAGAGTCGAACGCTGGAACAGCATCTTCGTTTTCGTACTTGATAATCATTGATCTCGATACGCCGCTTTGTTTAGCGAGGTCCTCTTGCGTCCAGTTCTTCCGAACACGTTCGATTTGAAGTGCTTGAGCAAAATATGCAGGATCAAAGCTCATAAGTATCCTCCAGAAGTTGAACTTTAAGTACCACTTTCGCTATGACTATAGAACTCTAAGTTATGCTTGTCAATAATTATATGAAACTTTCTGTTGAACCTATTGAACTTTATGTTTATACTGAGCGCTAAGGGAGGCTTACTTATGCAAATCTTTCTTAAGCAAATTCGAAAAGCTAGTGATTATACTCAGCAGCAGGTGGCAGATGGTGTTGGTGTAAAAGTCGCGACATATCGAACATGGGAAAACGGAAAAAGAATGCCGTCTTTTGCGCAAGTTATTGCATGCGCTGAATTTCTTGGATGCACAACCGATGAGATAGCTGGACGACCAATCGACCATGAATGTCTCAAACCTTACGAGCGAGAACTCATCGAATGCTATCGCTCGTCTACGCCGGAAAGGCAAGATAGACTCCTCGACTCTGCCCGCGATTCGGCGGCGATGTCTAAAGAGGCTGCCAAACGTAGTGAACTTTCATCCGCGCAGGTAAGCGCATAGCGAGGTAGGTTTTCGATGGGACAACTAGAAAGCCTTATTGAAAGATGCGATGTCGCTATCTTTGAGAACGATAAAGAAAAATGCAGCAGCATCGTTCATGAATATCTGCTTGCCTATCAAAAGCAAGTAGATGAAATTATCGGAAGCGAACCACGGCGAACAGTACTCGTTGATGCTTTCATAAACGACGATTCAGAAGATCTTCTCGATAGCGTCCTTGATATAAGAATAGTGCTCGGGGCTTTAAAAGAACGAAGAGATTACGACCTTGCTATAGCAAGCGCAGGTGCATCTTTGACAAGCATGAGCGTTTCTCAAACAGTAACAACGACCGTTTCGTTCTCTCAAACCATGAGCTCACTATGGGGTATCCCAGACGAGATTCTCGAACCGCAAAAGAAAGAGGAGCTTGGGGGTTTGCTCAAGCAGCTTGAAGAGAGCAAACCAAAAGGAAAACACAAGATTCTCGAAGCGGCGAAAGCGGTGGGGAGTTGGCTTTTCGACCAGGCGGTCAAAGCTGTTCCTACAGTCATGCCCTATGTTGCAGAAACAATAAAAGGCATCTTGTGAAGGTGGGTTTCGATAGAAATAGAGACGGGCAAGAATATCTTGCAGATCAACAGGGAGCTTGATTAGCTAATAAAAGATAAGAGAAGGGAAAAGATGAACGTAGCAACAAAGAATATAGGTAAGCTATTCGCGGCTCTTGTCATAACAGCACTTTCCTTTTGCTTGATAGGATGCCAGAAAGAACTTACAGGTAAAGAGGCCGTTGACAAATATGAAAGCATTGAAGCAGTTGAGGTATTCAAGAATGAAGCCGCTAGCGATCTTGTTGAAATAATTGATATTGTTGGCGAGATAACTGACTCCAAATCAAGAGACACCAAGCTAGAACTGTACGAAGACTTATTAAAAAAACAAGTTGAAGTCGATAGAGTTTGCGATGACTTAATCGCCATAAAAGATTATCCAAAAGCTTGTGAAGAGTTACATGCGCAGCTAGTTACATCAGCAGAGAACATCAAAAAGGCAGCAGATTGTTTTGAGAGAACAGGCTTCTACGATATGCAAGAGAATATCAACACTGGAACAAAGCGAGCAAAAGAAGCTGACACATATACCGACAACGCTGTTGATGCCGCTGAAAGATATAACGAACTTAAAGAAGAAATGATGAAATAGGAATAGAGATATAACCCACGAACAGTTTTAGTTTGGTTGGGAATTTAGAGGTAAAAATGAACCAAGAAGAACAATATGCGACCGCATCTAATAGGCTTGATCTTTCAGGAAGAGAATTCAACGTTTATTGCGATGAAAGCTGCCATCTTGAGAACGATGGTAAAAAAGCTATGGCTCTTGGTGCGGTATGGTGCCCTAAAGACAAGACTAGAGAAATCAATATACGCTTACGAGAGATTAAAGCGAAGCATGACATCGATCCAGATTCTGAGGTGAAATGGACGAAAGCCTCTCCAAAAAACCTCAATCTGTATCTAGATTTTCTTGATTACTTTTTTGACGATGATGATCTTCATTTCAGAGGTCTTGTTGTTCGTGACAAGACAAAACTGAATCATGCTGAGCATGGGCAAACTCATGATGAGTGGTATTACAAGATGTACTTCACCATGCTAAAGACCATCTTTTCACGAGATGATGGTTTTTATGTTTATCTCGATGTAAAGGATACCCACTCTTCGGAGAACATAGCAAATCTTGAAGAGGTTTGCATAAATAGCCAGTATGACTTTAGACATGAAGTTATAAAACGAATTCAGCCTATTAGATCTGATGAAGTTCAGATTATGCAGTTGGTCGATGTTTTAACGGGAGTATTGTCTTACAGACATAATTTCCCATTCATTACTCCACAGATGAATTCTACAAAGGTTGCTATGGTTAATCGAACCATCAAGAGATCAGGTTATAGCTTAACGAAAAATACTTTGCTCAGGGAAAAGAAGTTCAACCTTCTCATATGGGATGCGGATTATAGGTAGGGGGCATCAATGGAAGATGAATGCTGGCTCCCAGAGTTAATTGTTTGCGAAGATCTTGAAAAGTGGGAAGAATATGAAGATCTGATCTATTCAGAATTCGTTGCTGATTTCATAGACAGCAATCCGACTTTCCATGGTAGACGTGTTCAGATAAGGAAGCATCCTATCGAATTTGAAAGAGAAGATGCTTTTTGGCATGTTACCTGTTGTGATTACAGTAAGAGCAAAGAACGAAATCCAGATCTAAGAAGATGCGAAAGAATCAAATGGATAAGAGCATTCATTGAGAATTATGAATGTAATGGTTTTTGTTGCGACGAGTGCGATGGTCTTTATATCTGGTCAACGATATATAAGCCTACAAAAAGCCCTAGGTTCAAAATTTTATTTGAAGAAGAGAGATATGTTGTGATTGTCGAGCAGCGAGAGAAATACTGTCTCTTAATTACCGCATATTATATCGATCAAGAACACAGGTTAGAAAAGATGCTCAAAGAATACGAGAAAGTTAAGAAACAAGAAGCGCCCCATCAGGGACGCAACTAGATACTCCTTCTACGCTCGGTAGATGAGCTGTCTATATTATATAGGGCAAAATAAACAAGTCTTTATTTTGTAACCTTTTTTATAGCTACTTTTTTAGGTAATTGGAAGATTGGGTTTAACCCTCAAATAAAAATTGAGGGTTATAAACAAGCAAATAAAAGAACCCCGCTAAATCTTGGCGGACGCAGCGGGGTCCCAAAGCAATAACCAACCGACTAAATCGGAAGGCAGGTATATTTTACCATGGCCGTAAGAAAACTGCGCAACGGCAAGTGGGTAGCCGATGTCACCGTCGGCAGTCGCCTTGATGGGTCGAGAGATAGAAGACAGCACATATTCAAGACCCAGAAAGAAGCGAAGAGAGAAGAAGCGCGTCTCTTGATGATCAAAGAGCGCAACCGAGGGCGCTCCTACGGCGGCATCACCTTCGATGATTTCGTCGCCGATTATTTCTGGGACCAACGCCCAGGGCTGCGCACAAGCACCATCGCAGGATACAAGCGCGATATCAAGCTGAGGCTCTCCCCCGCTTTCGGATCCATGGCCATGAGAGACATCACGCGCTACGACATCCAGCATATGATCTCGGCTTGCCCTACCCGAAAGACCGCGACCAACGCAAGAGAGACCCTCTCGAGCATCATGGGGCTTGCCAAAGAGATGGAGATCATCCCGAACAACCCTGCAGGGTATCGCTACCAATACCCACCACGAAACAAGAAGACCGATCCAGAAGAGCAAGGCGAGTGGCTCACCACTTGGGATGAGATATTCGACGTGCTCGACTATCTGGCAGAGCATGCGCCTGGCACACCGGTGCACAGAGCGTGCGTGCTCGGCTTCGGATTCGGACTGCGCAAAGGCGAGATGGTGGCGCTTGAAGCTCCGAACGTATTCACAAAGGAGAAGTTCATCTACATAAACGAAACGATGACCTCAGGCGTTGGTGGCGCTAAGCGCTATGACCCGAAGACCCCGAACTCCATCCGCAGCATCCCCATCATCGATTACGTAGCTCCTTGGATGGAGAAGTGGACAGCTGAAGGTGGTCCGATCATCAAGGGCTATGACGGCAATGCGATGAAACCCGCGACCTTGAAGCGCCATTTTCAGCGCATGTTCCAATCAGGGCGCACCTTCGATGACGGCAGACCCTTGCCGAAAATCACCGCATTCTCGACCCGGCACAGCTTCGGAACGGCATGCGCCAACGCCGGCGTTGAGCTCACAAAGCTATGCTCCTGGATGGGTCATGTCGACAGCTCAGTGACCAAGAAGTATTACATCAAACAGAAGCTCAAAAACCTCTATACTGATGCTGAGCTTATAAACGATCTGCAAAGGAAACGAGCTTGAATACGGTTGCCAAAACTTGCCATGTTACTTTTCATCCAAGGCTAACTTTTGGCATAACCGCAGGTAGATTATTTGCCAAAACTTGCCAAAAATATCGGAGGTTTTCGGAGGTTTTAGGCGAGGTTCTTGGTACTGACCTGGTAAAACTTAGGTGGGAAAGTGGCGGAGAGCTGGGGATTCGAACCCCATAGACACATGCGTTTGACCTGCG